TACTTAGATTATCAACTGGGCGATAAATTTGTAAAAATAGTCAAAAATACTAAAGGTCTCTATAACGTTACTCCAAGAATTGTTCCTATTAACAATTCCAATGGTTTAGGAATTAGTTCTATTTCATATAACGATACTACTAAAAAAGTAACTGCATTTTTTACAAAACAATTTAGCGATCCAAATACCTTCCCATTTTCTGTTGGGGATAAAGTTTTTATAGAAGGTGTATCAGTAACTAGTACTTCTGATAAGGGATATAATTCTTCAAATTATAATTATGAATCCTTCCCAGTCGTTGGAGTCCATACAAATCTAGGTGGATCTGGATCGTGTTTAGATTATTCGTTAGACGGTTATTTAACTGGTTCCGAATCTCCAGGAACATTTGATTCTGATAATTCTTCTGGAAGAATAGTATCTCAAAACTCTTTTCCAACCCTTAACATCAAATTATCAAAAAATTCTTATATAATTGGAGAGGAAATTGAAACAGATGGAGTTTCTGGGAAGGTTTTAAAATGGGATTCAAAAAATGAATACTTAACAGTAGAAACAACTAGTGATTTTTATGCTGATTCATTGATCACAGGAAAAATTTCAAAATCTCAAGCTTTTATAAAAGAGGTATTCTCCTATGAATCTTTTTATAAGGTAGATTCTTCTTCAATAGTTGTAGATGGATGGAATAATCAAACAGGATTTTTAAATGATAATTTGCAAAGAATATCAGATAATGATTATTATCAATATTTTTCATATTCCTTAAAATCTGAAGTTTCTTTTGAAGATTGGAAAGATGTTGTAAGTAATTTAAATCATACACTAGGATTTAAAAAATTTAGTGATTTGATTGTAAATTCTACACCGACAAATCCAGGAATTAGCACTGATCAAAATTTTGGAAATTTCTCTGCAATATCTGACTTAAATAGTATAGTCGATGTTGATTGCATTTATGATTATGATTTAGTTTCTGAAAATAATTTTTATATCGAAGAAAACTTGACAAGTGATGAAATTATTTTTAATTCTGCTATTTTGCAAGATTATTCAGAATCAGTAGGAAATCGTGTTCTTATTATTGATGATATAAGTCAAGATTTTAACACCTCATTAGCAAGAGTATTTGTAACTTCTTTTAATATCTAACTAAAAATATGTCAACCAAAGTAAGATCAAAAAAAATATTTCTTGGAGTTAAGGACAATAGATTTACAGAAAGAAGACAATCTTCTGTACTATCGGTCTTAACTGACGGCAATGAATTGTATTTAAATCAGTATGGAAAAATGTTCATTCAAGATGAACTTGGAAATTTTGATCTTACAAAAGTCGGAGATAAAGCTGTTCTTGAATTTTTTCCTATAGATGGAAGAAATAATGATTATAGTTATAGTTTTATTTCATATGACACCAAACAAAATATATTAACTTTTGATTCTTACAGTTTTGGAAATACAGTCAGTATAGCTACAACTCATGTAAGTATTGGATCAACAACTGAAAAAAACCTTTGTGGTATAAAATCTAATTTTAGTTCATCAAAACTTTTAGTTGAAATTTCATCTGACTCCGGAAATTATTATGAATATAATGAAATAAATTTAGTTTCTAATGGATCCGATGTAAATTTTTCCGAATTTGGTAGAATAACCCTTTCAAATAATTCAAGTCTAAATCAAGTTGGTTTAGGTACATATGGAATTTCTTCTTCTGGTTCAGATTTAGATCTAGTTTTTTATCCAGATATTTCTGAAAATTTGGAGTGCAATGTTGTTGCAGTATCACTAGCTAAGACAAATTTTACTGCAGTTAGTTCTAGACCGTTAAGATATGCTGATGTAAAATCTATTAATGTTTCTATAGCATCTTCAACTGCACCAACACCAGTTGCAATTACTTCATACACTTCCAACTACAATCTTGGTTATTTTATTGTACAAGTTACTGATAATACAAACAATGAAGTGCAATTATCAGAACTTATAGTTCTTAATAATGACAATGATTCTTCAATAATTGAATATGGAAATGTTTATACAAGTTCTTCATTAGGAACTTTTGATGCAAATACAACATCTTTAACGGAACTATTTTTTACACCCAATCCAAATATTAATACGAGTGTAACTATTTTACATCACGCAGTTTCATATATTCAATTTTCATCTTTCCCAGTTTCTATTAATTTTAAAAACGCCGAACTAACCACGGGAGTAAGTCAATTTAATGATTCAAGTGATGTTGCGTTTAAAAAAGATTTTAATTTAAATCACAATCTTTTTTCAATTTTCGAAAGACAATTTAATGGCAGTTTAGAATCAACATCTACAAATCCAGCAAGTGTGGATTTGAGTAGAAATTTAATTTACATACCTAATCACTTTTTTACTAGTGGAGAGAAAATAAAATATAGCTCAGATGCTTTTGAATACATTGATATTTTAACTACACAAACTTCATCTACCGCAGGAGTAGGTACAAATATACTACAGGTTGCTTCAACGTCTGGATTAAGCACTAGTGATTATCTAAACTACGGTGGTTACATAAAAATATCAAATATTAGTTCTACTTTAGTATCACTATCAAGCACAATAAGTTCAACCGTTGGATTGGGATCTACAGTAATTTTTTCTAGATTGTTTGAATCAGATTCTGACAACCCATCTACAGAAAGTGCAATAAGAATTCAAGAAACATACATTGTTGGTGTTGGAACTACTAATAGATTAAGTGGGGATCTTTACGTTTACAAGTATGACAGTAAATTTATAGGTCTTTGCACTTCTCCACTCGATGCACTATCAAGCACTCCAAATTTAATAAACTTTACTAGTGTCGGTATTGGAAATAATCATTACATCACATCAACAAACCAGAATTCAAAATGTATAATATTAATTGATAACGTAATACAATCTCCTATCGTTTCTACGGCGGTTACTGCTATTTTACAAGATGATTTGGAATTAATAGACACGACCCTAGCATTTTCTGGAATAACTTCATTTTTTAGTGGAGCTTTGATTAAAGTTAACAATGAAATTATGAAAATTTCATCTGTTGGAGTTGGAAGTACAACATTTGTCGAAGTACAAAGACCTTTGATGGGAACAAATCTCCAAACTCATTCAATCGGGTCTACTATTACTAAAGTTGAAGGGAACTACAATATTGTTGGAAGTAAAATATATTTTGCTGATGCTCCATATGGACCTATTTACGATAGTGTTAATGGTGATATTGACATCAGATCGACTTTCCAAGGAAGAGTCTTTTTAAGATCAGGAATATCTGATACAAATCAAGAAACTTATGAAAAAAATTATGTTTTTGATGATATAAAGTCTAAGTTTGATGCATCAACAAAGAACTTTGTTTTGACATCAAATGGACAAAATGTTTCTGGTTTCTCCACATCTAATGCAATAATATTAATTAATAATATTTTCCAAAATCCAGAAAATGACTATAACTTAACCGAAGCTACTTCACAAACTAGTTTAAATTTTACTGGCTCTGCAACATCAGTTGCATACGATCCAAATAACGCTAGTATTCCAAGAGGAAAAATAATTGTATCAGCAGCATCAAGTAATGGATTTGGGTATCAACCACTTATTTCTGCGGGAGGAACTGCAATTGTTTCTGCGGCGGGAACTATTCAATCAATAAGCATTGGATATAGTGGGTCTGGATATAGATCTTCAGTTCAACCTATTGTCCGAGTTGGTGTTCAAACATTAAGTACTGGCACTCCAAATATTCAGTACATTGGAACAGCATCAGTAAGTAATGGTATAATCGTAAGTATTGCAATTACTAATCCTGGAGTAGGTTATACTTCATCTAATCCACCTGAAGTAGTTTTTGATTCTCCATTATCATACTCAGACTTAAATTTAATTTACGATAGTTCAAATAGTGGTTTAGGTACTGAAGCAAAAATTGATATCGTTGTTGGTCAAGGATCAAGTGTTATTGATTTTACTATCAAAAATTATGGTTATTCGTACAATATCGGAGATAAATTGACTGTAGTTTCTGGAGGTTCAAGTGGTATACCTACAGATCCAACAAAACCATTTAGACCATTTATTCTAACTGTAGAAAGAACCTTTACCGATAATTTTAGTGGATGGTCTATTGGAGAACTGCAAAAATTAGACAATTTTGATTCACAATTCAATGGCACTAGAAAAACATTCCCAATATCAGATAATGGAAACAGATTTGCGATTGTTGCTAAAAAGGGATCTAATATAGATCTAAAATCTGTTCTACTAATTTTTGTAAATGACGTATTACAAGAACCTGATGTTGCATATACATTTAATGGCGGTAGTAATATCACATTTACTGAAGCTCCAAAGTCAGGCGATAAATGTAGGGTCTTGTTTTATAAAGGAACTCCAGGAATTGATGTTGTTGATATTGATATTTTAGAAACTATAAAAACTGGAGATACTTTAAAAATTGTAGGTGATACTGAAAAATTAATTGAAAATGAAAGATTGGTTAGAGATATAATTTTACCAGATACTGTAGAGACAAATCCATATAATTCTGTTGGCGTTACTTCAGATTTAACGTTACAAAGACCTGTCGTTTGGTGCAAACAAAGAAATGATACAGTTGTTGATGGAGTAGAGATAAACAAAAATAGAATTCAATATGAACCAAACATTTTCCCAGTAAGTAAATTAATCAAATCGGTTGGTATTGGATCCACTCAAATTTTTGTAGATTCAGTTAAATCGATGTTTGATACTGAAAATGAAAATACTACTAACGCAGTAATTAATAAAATTGAAATTATTGATACCAGCAACTTGGTCCAAGCAATTGCTACTGCTATTGTTTCAACTGCGGGCACTATTCAATCAATAAGTATTGTCGAAAGTGGAGTGGGATACTCCACAAATCCAATAGTTTCTATACAAAATCCTATTGGTGTTGGATCAACAGGAAAAGCTGTTTTGGTTTCATCAATTTCTTCTGGGTCAGTAAATTCAATTTCAGTAACTTCTCCTGGATTTGGATACACGTTCACAAATCCACCTTTAGTTCTGATAGGACCACCAACTGCAAAAAGACAATATGTTTCTGGAGTTACTTACTCTGGTGATTATGGTATTATTTCTGGAATAAAAACAACCAATGTTGGTTTTGCTTCCACAGGACTTGTTTTCGATCTTTACATCCCACAAAATTCTTATCTTAGAAATTCTGCTGTCACAGATCCAATTATAATACAAAGTCAAATTCTAGAAAATTATTACTTTAAAGTATCTAATTCTAAAATTGGATCTGGAGTAACATCGTTGTCAAAGAATGGATCTGTTATTGGAGTTGGGACAACAGGAATTGATAATGTATATCAAGTAATTTCAGTATCCTCTGCTTCAACTGATGTTTATGGAGTGGGTAATGCAACAGTTACTCGCGTGGTTGTTAGTGTTAATAGTTACAATGGAATATCTGGATTTGGATACAGTGCATATTATGGGGACTATAGTTGGGGTCTTATAACTACGTCTGGAATTGAAGAAGAATTTAATGTTGATACTGGATATGGTGTTGTTGGACTAAACAGTACACCCACAGTTAGAAGATATAATTCGTTGAGAATACAAAATTACAACTCTATATAAAAGAGAATAAATATAAAAAAAGTATACAAGTCAATGTCTGCGATTATAACAGATCAATTTAGAATACTAAGTGCAGAAAATTTTGTTTCATCTATTGCATCAACTTCTAGCTCTTATTATTCTTTTGTCGGGTTAACTAATTCAACAGATTATCAATCTGATTGGGAGCAATCACCACCTTCACCAATAGATTCTTTTGATAATTTTAATGACATTTGGGACACAATAATTGCTTTTAAAAAAATCACATCCGATGACATAAGACAAGTTATTAGAAAGATTTCTTGGCAGTCAGGCGTAACATATGATATGTACAGACATGACGTAAGTAGAGATAAACTATCCATACCTTCATTAAAAACTAGTCTATATGAAAGTAATTTTTATGTAATGAATAGTGATTATAGAGTTTATGTGTGTATTCATAATGGTATTGATCCCGAAAATCCAAACGGAAGACCATCTTTGGATGAACCAACTTTTACTGATCTGGAACCAAAAACTGCTGGAACTAGTGGAGATGGATATATTTGGAAATATCTTTACACAATAAAACCAAATGATAT